GGAACGAACGCAAACTCATCAAGGAAGATAATATTAAAGGACATCCCACGAACAGCAGAAGCAGAAGTAGATGAAGCAAGGAGACGAGATCCGTTCTCCAATTCGACTGACCCCTTGTTCCAACCAACAATACCTTGCTGCATCCATTTAGGAAGGTTCTCATAAGATAACTGTAAGCGTCCCAACATTTCTCTAGCAGTTGGTGCTTTGTTTGCGAGGATTGCGACATTGACGTTATCGTTAAAAATTACATACCATAATAGATATGAGGTTACAATAGTTGATTTACCAGACTGACGTGGTAACTTTGCGATATTAAATCTATTCTCGTGAAAACTATGTACCATCTCTTCTTGGAAATCGTACATATCAAAAGGTATAACACCTTCATCAAGAGATACAATCCTAATATAATTACGAATAAAATATGCAGGATCTCTACTACATTTAACAAACTCTCTTACCTGTTCTGGTGAGAAGTTAGTTGCAACGTTCGCTTTCTTAAGATTAGGGTTGCCTAAGTATATCTGGTTTTCTGCCATTAATCCTTACTCCAAGGTTTGTCAAATAAGACATTGTTTATATATTTATCTGCCCAGAGGGGATCAAACCACTGTGATAATACTGCTTTAGTTTTTTGATTCTTTCTTTGAGACACACAATACCAACACTGATCATCTAATCTTTTCATTATTGGTACAAAGGGAGAATGTGGATCTTTCTTAGCGTGTCTCACAGCATTACAATATATTAGTAAATATTTCTGGACTACAGTATAGAAATCATCTCTTGCTTTTTGATCTTTCAATCTAGCAAATTTACAATGGTTCGAGAATATATCCTCTGCCCATAAGGGAAGTGGTCTCTTGTCTTTAAATGTATATGCTTCACTAATTACTGATAATTGAGAATTGAGATCCACCCCGTGTACAGGAGACACATCGACAATAGCAGCAGTAATAGTTGAAGGCGTTTGGATAATGTCACAACCAAAAATAGGTAAAGGATATTCTGGATCTGGATAAAGAACACAGTGGATGATCTCTATCTTGTCAGTATTCGCTCTTTCAATATGTAATTTTCTGAGTCCTTTACACTTCCACATCTCATTGTTTATAGTCACTTTCTCGTGCTCTATAACACTATGATCTGATTCCATAACCTCAAGGTCAGGTAAATCACTAATATTTCTGCGAATAAGATCCGCTAACTCATCACAAAGATTTGTCACAGTTAACCTGCTACAAGTGTACCATATGAACGACGAATTTCGCGTAGTTCCTCAAAGTCTTTTTTCTTTGTACCACCATCGTAAGACCACGCATATCCTTCGGTTATCATTTGCTCGTTGAGAGATACATCTTCATCACCAACATATAACCAACCAAGCAAACGACCATACTTACCCATCCCGCCCTTGAGTTCAGTTCGTATAGTAAGTTCAGACTCTCCATCAATAGCACCCTCCAATTTTTCTTTCATCCAATTAGTAGCATCTATACCTAACGCTTTCTCTTCCAAGTCACGAGTGCGTTTCTCAGGAGTATCGACTCCTGCTATTCTCACCCTTTCTTTTTTGTATAGATCAAAACCTAGATCGATAGTAACATCAATAGTGTCACCGTCAACTACTCTGTTTATCTCCGTCACTCGGAAGTTGTAGCAACTCTTCCTGCTTGGTGGAACCATTGCTCCCATCGTTCATCTCCATAAATGCCATCCTTAGTATATAGACGATATACCAAGTAACTATTACAACAAGTATTGCAATCATAATAACAACACTCCAGACAACCATTAGTTCTTATTATGTACTATTGTATGGTTTCCATACCACTGTCCGTGTAATGGAAAGTCTCCTGTTTTATTTACTTTTACATTAAATCCTATTGAATATTTTTGATCTCTTGAATAGTTTTGTGTAGTAGAATGTTCTAACCAAGATGGAAACAGTATCAAAGTATCAGGAAATGTTTCTACTGCCATCTCTTGATAAGTAGCAAAACAACTCATTCTTGCTTGTACAAGTGGACTATGGAAATTAATTAACCCTTGTTCTGGACTTGTCTTATGATAATAACATCCTGACAACTCAAATCCTGGGTGCATATGTTGATTCTGATTAGCACCTGTTGGGTATATATTTAACCAAGACTCAGGTATATTCCAATTATCGTGACCAACATATTTAATAACACACTCTGCAATATATGATTCTAAGTTTGGCATTTCATACGCACGAAAAAAATCCCTCCAATGATCTTGCTTGGAAGGATCATCACCGAAGTGAAGAATTAATTGTTCTTTCTCTTGTACATCACTAATAACTTTTTCAAGTTCATCCCTTATCTCAGAGTCATCGTGTCTGAATCTTAGAACTGTGGATGGAAATAAATCAATAACGTCAGGTTGCATAATAAAGTTTCTGTTACACTATCTATGACTTACGACAGTTCCATTTTTTAAGTGCTAATGCTTTACGAGTTGGTCTACCTTTCTCATCTTTCATAGGTCCTTCCATTCCACCCATTCTGGCACAAAAACTATTTTGTCTTTTATCTGCCTTACTACCTTTCTTTGGACTACCTGTCACAGGTGCTTTGAGATCTGAACCAGGATTCTCACGTTCGTAAGACTTTCTTCCTTTCTCATTTAACCCACCACTAGAATTTTTTCCTTCTTTACGTTGCCACGCAGATTCTTTAAAACTTTTTAAACCACTTTTAAGGTTACTTGCTTTACCTGTTTTTACGTGACCATACTTAGCAAGATCTTTATGTAGGTCTCTATGCTGTGCTTTACTATCACCAGATCTTTTGTTTGACTGATCCATTCTCTTATTTTTACCAACAGGTTTATAACCACCTGTAGTATATCTTTTTTGATAAAATTCTTCTTTATATGATTGCACTCTAGTCTTACCAAGAATGTATTTTGGATCATTCTTCATTGCTTTCTGTGCATCTGCCTCATCATTTTTATTTACATTTATAATTGTCTTTCCACCTTTTTTAGTTTTAGTATGTGCTATATTACCCATTTCTTCTTTTACTTCTTTTTTCTTCTTAGTTTTCTTAGCAAACGCTGCCATAGGACCTGATGGTTTACCAGTTCCCTTGTAGATACCATAAGAAGTTCCTTCACTTTTCATTTTTGATTTTGCTGCTTTAATTCTATCAAGAAATGCTTGTCCACCTTTCTCTTTCTTGATCTCATCATCAGTCCTTGCTCTACCCATACTATTATTCTTAGCGTATAACTTACTCTGCATATCATTAGTGCTAGTAAGTCTACCTCTACCATAACTTTCTTTATACAAATCAATTAATTCATTTCTTGCTTCTCTCTTACTTTGTTTACGATAACGACCAACTTCTGTGACCTTACCATCTTTACCATAGTGTCTTCCTTTTGTTCTATTGACGTGATCTGTCATTGCAGTATCTACTTCTTTAGTGCTTCTAGCATACTGAGTAGACTTATCTTTTAAATTAACTTTCTCTAATTGTACCTCTTCATTTTTCTTACCTACATCCATTATGGCATTCTTACCATACTTATCTCTAATTCTTTGTTTAACCATCTCAACTGCTCTAGCACTATTCTTTTGCTGCTTTAACATACGTACTTTTCTTTGAGCATCAGTCTCAGTTTCTCTTGTATGATTAGCAGTAGTAGCATCTTTTTTATCCTTAGACGGTCTTATCATTCCTCGGTCTCTTAAATGATCGTACCCTTCTTCTGGAATATAACCTTCTTTGTTTATTCCAAGAACTGCCCTTAATTTTTTACCTGCTGAATATGGATTTTCTTTTGCCTTTCTTTTTCTTGTCTCTGCTTTTATTGATGACATCTTCAAAGCATTAGAAATTTTAGCACGCTTACTATTGTACTTTGGTTTACCTCTAAATGTTGAATCAATCGCACGAGCAACTCTCAATCTCTTACTAACTGTAGGATCACCATATTCTTTTATGATCTCTTCTTTGGTAATTTTAGATTTCTTCTTCTTGTCGTCACTATGATCGCAACCACAAGATTCAGCATAGTTTTGGAATGATTGAAGATGGTTCATTATGCTACTTGATTATTAGATGGATTTCTAGGACAATTTTTTTCGTGTTTTTCAATCCACGTTTTAGGTCTCCAATGTCCTTTAGGAGACTTCAATCCACAATACGCACATACCCATTGACCATTAATATCTTGTATCGCCACGGATTAACCTCCGACAACTTGTACTTGTTCTACAACTACGTCCGCAGAACCTGCTGTTAACTTAACAGTTCTTTGTAACATAGGAACGGTGTTAGCGATTACATCAGCATCACTAATTGAATATGCAGAACTTGCACCTGACGCATCAATGTCTGTAGTAATTGTTATGTCAGTAACTGCTGTCACTTTCTTACCTGCTGATGCAGCAGATTCAAAGTCTGTTCCAAAACCATTTGTGTCACCACCATCTATAGTCTGAACAAAATCTCCTACAGCAAAACTGTGACGACCACCTGCTCCTGTACCGTGTCCACCACCTGCAACAGTAAATACTGAACCGTTAGCATTAGTTGCACCAGTAATACTAATATTTTTTGATTTACCTACTGACAGCAAAACTGCTTCCCCTGCTGCAAGTGTAATAGCAGGACCGCTATCAAATTTTATGGTTGATGCAGATGCAGCATATGCACGTACAACTCCACTTTTAACGACGATGTAAGCAGTACCTGAACCACTCACTGTCGTAGTATCTAAGACATTTAATACAGACATCGACTTTTTGACACAAGATTGTTTTTACTATTTATCCTCTTTCTGTTTCTGTTTGAGGAATTTCGCAAGATCAGCAGTGCTACCAACAAACATTGTGTTGTTAGTAACGTTACCTGTTACAGCACCTTTTGGACCTTCTTCTAATTCTTGCATTTTTTTCTGAAGGTCTATTAGTTTATCCGTGGCATCTGCCACGTTCTTAATAAGATTACCTGCTACCTCATAGGCACGTGGTGAATCTGTTTGTTGTGATAGTTCTAGGATTCCGTCTACCGCTTCCTGTCCCTTGTCAATTAACGAATACAAATTGCCACGAGTATATTCGTAGTCTTTTTTAATTGCTTCGTTTTCTTTTACAGGTGTATCTTCTACTCTCTCTAATGCAGGTTTCTCATCTTTAACGATGGATGTTTCTACATCAAGAGCGTCTTCAATACCGTCGAATTTACTCGTCGTTTCCTGTGACTGGATTTCTTGATTTTCCATCATTAAATGTACTGAATAATTCATTAAAACCAAAATCATCATCTGGATCAGAAGTGATTGGGTCTGGTTCGACCGTGTATCTCATCTCACGAGGTGCACTTGTTTTATTATCAGTGCTAGTATCAACGATTGCCTTACGGATAAGTTCTTTCTCACCGTCAAGGACAGGACCGTAGATATATGTTTTGCAAGTGAAAGTTATTGTATATATGAGAGTTCTTCTTGTTGTATAATCACCTTCATAATCATCATCATAAGATATTGTATTTAAAACTACTGGAAAATCTTTTTTCTCCTGTAACTGATCGTTCAGTTGTACAGTGATATTAAATGTGGGTTGGAAGTATGGAAGTATTTGTTCTAAGATTTGTAAACCGTCATCTTGATTCTTTGAAAGAATTGCTAATTCAAAGTCAACGTTGTACGGTACTGGCATAAACGCTTTTTGTAGGTCAGTTCCAACAGCAGTCCTAACTCTCTGTGTTGGGGAGACCTTTCTTGTTGCGTCGTAATTGAAACCAGAAATCTCAAACGAAATCCTAGGAAGCGTAATTTGAGTCGCATCTTTCCTAGTTAAATCTCCTACTTGTTGAAGTCTTGCTAAAAACTTTTGTTTAGGTCCATATGCCAAAGGCACTTTCATATACTCATATTCCGTAGCATTTTTTTTTCTACGAATTTCTATGTTATTAAACAAAGTACCAAAAGCAATAACTGACTTTCGGAATATTTCATTGTATGTATATGTACCTAACATTAATTAGCACCTCCAAAATCACCAAATGGATTCCCTTCTGAGAAATCAATGATTCCATCAGCAAGGGTTTCAAACGAACTATTTGAATCGTATTCGCTCGATGTATTATTTAGTGTATTATATGATGCAGTTGTCCAAGCAGCACTTGATGACTGCCCTGTTATAGTCTCTGGAATTGTAAATATTCCAGTTCTATTGAAGACTTGTAATTGTCTATTAGTAGAATCCCAAGACTTAACCTCTGCTGTAATATTAGAGGTTCCACCTGCCACCACTTCACCGACTGTAAAGTCTCCAGTGCCACCTGTGGCAAAGTTGATAGTGATGGATACTGAGAAGTCCTGTTCGATTTGATCGATTGCAGTAACTCCTGTATCGAACTGCTCGTCGCTGAACTCGAAGAGTTCACACTTGAGACCCCATACGTGGATCTTACCTAACTGGTAGAAAGGTTGTTCGTGCTCAACGAACATAATTTTAAATATTTTATTTGCCATAGGGAAGTAAACCAAGTCTCCTTCGTTAGGTCTTCCTTCCACAATCAGTTGTGCATTATCATCAACTGCTTCTGTAAATCTTTTTCTTGATATTATAAATGTAACTTGATCAGAAATCCTTACACCAAACTTAGTAAAGAGATCACCATCACCAGTAAATCCAGTTGGATCTTCAATATATGCTTCTATCTCATAGGCATCATCAAACTTAGACAAAGCATCTTCAGTAAATGTTGTATCTTCATTTACTAAAGTTCTAGGCATATAGAAGACATTCTTTCCAAACATCTTTATCTGTTCTATAACAAGATTCTCTATAAGATCTTGTTCACCAGTTGTGCCTTGTGTAAAGTAGGAGTTAGTTGCCATTATCCAATCATATCCATTGGTGGAGTTTCGTATGTAGTACGAAGTTGTTCGTCTAACTGCTGAAGTTCCTCTACAGCATCGCTATAAATTTTTTCACCATTTAGAGTAACACCACCAGGGAGTTGAACGTTTTGGAACTTAGTTAAATTTGTTCCCCAATATTTTTTAATCATCGCAGTAGCATAATCTTTGACCCACATCTCATTATATATTTTTGTGAAATTAACTGGATCTAATGCACGAACACAATCAATAACAATATACTCACCTTCACGAACATCAGTATTAGTATCAAAATCAATATATAAACGACCAGATGTATGAGTAAATCTTGTAGGTTTCATTCCTTCTAACAAGAAATTAATTGTCTCAAGATGTGTCTGAATCATATAGTAATGATAAAACTGTGTTGATGTAAAATCAAACAGATCATTCAATCTTAACTGATAACGAATGTCAAACATATTTGCAGTACCTTTGTCTTGGAAAGTAAAGATACCATTAACAGACGTTATAAAATCAGGTAAGGTTAAAAAATTATTCTGCGTCTTAAATTCTGTACTACCTACAGTTTCTGTAGTATCTGCTTGAAAAGCATCTACTTCAGATTGAGTCATTTGATGCTTTAGGTAAACTTTTTCTGAACCACCGTAATGATAAATATGAAACTTCTCGATAGTATAATCGATAGCATCATCTATTTGATCATCAGAAACGTTCACTTCTAATACAGGTTTACCTAATCTGCGAAGTGCGTATTCTTTTAGTGTTGCTTTAGAGGTTGGAGTTGCCATATTAGTTGTTTTGTAACTTAACCATTACAGTCTCCTTTTGCATAGGAGCGACATCATTTAATCCATTAGCATCGAACCAAGGAGCAGTCTCCCAGTCAAATCCTTCACCAAAAGTATTGTCGGGTGCCATAACATACCAATGACATTTAGCGTCAGGTATATCAACAGCACACACTGCCCAATCGTCTGCCCACTGTGGAACTTGCACATACATCACTGGTAAGTGATTGGCAAATAATGAAAGTATAAAAGAAAAGAAAATCATAATGCAGCGATTGCTATTTTAAATGCAGCAAATGATGCTGAGTTTGCAACGGTTGTCTTGAGAGTTGCAAGATCAATCGTTTCTGCCTGTAACGCAGAGTCTGCCTTAACACCTTGTGCAGCAGTAGCATAATCAGATGATGCAGTTGCAGCAGCAGTACCTAATGTAGGTTTGTTGCTTAAGTCATTATAATTACCAGAGAATAATGAAGGTAGTCCACTCAAGT